GATTATGGCAGCGGGTTCGTATAGTATTTCACAGGATGCTCAGTTAGGTGTTAACATTGGCGCATTCATGATTGCAGAAAATGCAGCAGTAAGTAACATCTCAGCTTTTGCGTTTGCTCGCACGACTGGCGTAGGTGCTGACCGTGGTATCGTAGGCGCAATCAGTAGCTATGAGGCAACAACATACTCAGGCCAACGACAGGTTGACCCGTTCCCGTATTCAGATATCGCTATTGTAGCTGATGCGAAGTACGCACCTCCGGGAAGCAAAGCTTTTTATGCTTACGGTGATGCTATCTTTGAGGGTGGTTCTGTGCGTGTACCTGCGTCAAGCGATGATGCTCACGCTGTTAATGCGGGCGAGATTAAAGCTAAACAGAAAAGATTTAAAATGGATACGACTAGCGGAGTAAGTAAAACATTCCATAGTGGTTTAGACCTTAGTAAGTGCTATTACCAAGTTATCGATGACGGTTCGGCTGTAGAAGTAGGTGTAACATTAAACACTGCAACTAGTCAGATTACAGTTACGGCAACTGGTGGCAACTTAACAGGTCTTGTCTTGTTAGTACAAGAGACAGTTTGTTCTGAGACATTAATATCCTAGTAAAAAGAAGTAACTAGGCTACACTAGGTGGGTATCCATATAGATACTCACTTAGTTCTCAGACACTTACATGGATATAAAAGTAATGTTAGGATACAAAATGAAAGATATACTAGGAACAGCCACAATAGGAGTACCTGTCGTAAATGAGATAACAGACCAAGGTATAATCACAGCACTTAACCTAGAGAGTACAGTAGTGATGGGATTAACTTATGGGGCATGGTTCAAAATAGGTATGGGTATAGCACTGGTATTACTCATAGTAGAGCGAGGACTCACCATTTGGGGAGCCTTGAAGCAGAAAAAGGACGACTAATGATGATTGTAGGAACCATATTAGTAGCAATATATATTGTCTATCGGTGTTGGTCCCTATATCGTACATGGGTTCGTACACGATAACAAAGATAACAACGGAGAACTAAAATGATAGCATCAGTACTAAAAGGTATTATAGTAAAATTAGCATCCAAAGCTTTCTTGGAATGGTTAATATTCTGGGTAGCAGGGATGATTGTAGACTCAACTAAGACTACTAAAGATGATGAATTCTTAGCTAAGATGAAAGAGATTATTAAGGATTAGACATGAGTAAAGCCAGTGAGAAATTACTAGGCGACCTTCATGGAGCAATTGCAAGGGTACTCACTGAACAGATATTAATGACGGAAGAAGAAACCATCATTAACCTTGAAGGTGAAGTAGAGACTACAGGTGAACAGTTATTTAGTTGTGCACCTGCAACAATGGCTACAGCAATTAAGTTCCTAAAGGACAACGCCATTACGTGTGATGTCACAGTAGATGTGAACATGGGCAACTTAGCAGAAGCATTGTCTAAGAAGCAGAAACACTCACGTTTAAAGGATGCAGCTCAAGCAGCAGCAGAGGTACACTAGATGAACAAACGACAATTGGACGACATGGGCTACGCAGAATTGCTAGAGCTTGTCGGTGAAGATATAGCCAAAGCAATCGTAGACAAAAGAGTAGCAGTTACAACCGAAGCACCAGAGGGCGAACACACTGATGAAGAGTGGGACGCACTACAGAAAGGTAGAAGCTACTTAGAAGCAGCAGACATATCATTTACAGATATGGCACAAGACAAAGATATTATGTCAACGCTGAATGAAGTGGAAACACAGACAGTACGTAGATGGGTAGAGGTTGAATCCCTACGTGACCATTACGCATTGTTTGAAGATTTCCTATACGATTGTATGACAGAACTAATGGGCTTCAAGTGCTCAGACCTACAGATAGACATAGGACGTTTCCTACAGTCTGATGTACAGTATGGTATGATACAAGCTCAACGTTCACAAGCTAAATCAACGATTGTCGCTATGTTCGCTGTGTGGCAATTGATACATGATTGTAAGCACAGAATACTTATCATATCAGCAGGTTCAGAAGTAGCAGCAGAGATTGCTAACTGGGTGATTCAGATTATTATGAACTGGGACATACTAGAATGCTTACGACCTGATAGAACACATGGGGATAGAGCATCAAGTAAGTCATTCGATATTAACTGGCAATTGAAAGGAGCTGAAAAGTCTCCATCAGTAGCTTGTATCGGTATCACTGCTAACATGCAGGGTAGACGTGCAGACTTACTAATCCCAGATGATATTGAGTCATCAAAGAATGGTACAACAGAAGTACAACGAGCAGCATTAGAACATCTATCAAAGGATTTCACGTCCATTTGTCAGAAAGGTCGTATCATGTATCTAGGTACTCCACAAACTGTGGACTCTATATACAACAACCTTACATCTCGTGGTTACAACATACGAGTGTGGACAGGACGTTATCCTACACAAGCAGAACTACCGTTTTACGATGGTAGACTTTCTCCGTACTTACAAGACATGATGGATAACGATTCCACATTGTCTGTAGGTGGTGGAGTAGATGGGTCAAGAGGGCAACCAACTGACCCAGTATTACTTGGAGAGGACTTACTATGTAGTAAGGAACTCGACCAAGGACCAGCGTACTTCAACTTACAACATATGTTGAACACCAACCTATCAGATGAGATGCGTCATCCACTTAAGTGTAAGAACTTAGTTATGATGAGCTTCCCAATTGATAAGGGTCCCGGGGAAGTACAATGGATGCCAGCGCCTCTTAACAAGATTACAGTAGCTATGGGTAGCTTCACGGGGAAACATGAATTCTATCGTCCGTGGAGTGTATCAGAGAAGCTATATGACTATGAAGGTAAACACATGTATGTGGATACCGCAGGTGGTGGTAAGAACGGAGATGAAACAGTAGCAGCAGTTACTTATCAACTCCATGGTTACGTTTACTTAGCAGAGATACTTAGATTGAAAGGTGGTTACTCAGAAGAGAACTACAATCAACTAAGTGCTTTGTCATTTAAGCATAGTGTAAATATTATACACGTAGAGAAAAACTTTGGCTTTGGTGCATTCGCATCAAACTGGCGACCGAACATATTAAACTACTATCAGACAATGGGTAAAACAGGTTGTCCTGCTATTGAAGATGTATGGGAATCAGGGCAGAAAGAGTTAAGAATCATTGATACTCTTGAACCTCTTATGGCTCGTCATAAGTTTATAGTTCATGAAGACATAATAGAGTACGATGTAGCTGCAAGCAAACAGTACCCTATAGATACTCAGGAATCGTACAAGTTTTTTCATCAATTGTCAAAGATTTCTACAGAAAAAGGTGCATTAATACATGATGATTCTCTAGATGCCGTTGCAGGTTCAGTAAGATACTGGGTTGAGCAAATGGCACTAGACCAGAACAAGCGTATGGCACACAAAGAAACCGACGAGAATATGGACTTCCTTATATCATGGGGAGCCGAGATAGGTCCGAACTACCAAAGTAAAGGTACATTAGGATTATCGTCAGATAGATTCAACCGAGTACAAACTAAGCGCACTGGGCGTGGAAAGTACTAAACTTAGGAAGCAAAGAAAATGGCTAACACCCTTAACATTAAAGAAGTAACACTAGCACAAATCTCAGATTCAACTAGTGCAATTAACACCGTAGGCAATGCAGTAGGTAACGCACGTATCAGTGTATATCAACCAGCAGTAGTTCGCGTTATGTTACACGCAGATGACGATGCAGCAGCAACAGATGTAGCAGAAGACATGGCATTGTTCGAGAGCAAACGTCATGGTGAACCTTGGAAGAAAGATGACTGTCAAGTACAGCACATCATCCAATCAGGCACAGGACCAGCAGCAGCTAACGCTACAGTAATCTACCCTGATTTTGACTACACAACTTTCGAATAAGGAGCTATCATGTCTACATTAAAAAAGATGACAACGGCTTACTTAGCACGTTTCACGAAGTCACACGGCTTCCAACGTATACAGAAAGAACTAGTACAATGCTCTAACACTTTGTTATCAGGTAGTACTATGGGTGCACGCATTCGTCGTAAAGAGATGATTGTTCTGTTAGAAGAAGTTACTTCTATCATTAAAGAACAATCAGAATCTCATGGTGACAAAGCTGCCTTAGGTGAAGTAGAAGCGAAGGATGAGCTTCCAAGTACGAGTGAAGGCGAGTCGTCCGACAAGTCTGCCAAAAAAGCATCAAAAACAAAGAAAGCGTAAGCTATCAAAATAGTACCTTATCCAATCGAGTAGAGTACCAAGTGAGGTGAAAAGCCTCGCAACTAACAACTAACAAGAGAGTATCATTATGACACCAGAAGAATTTCAAGAAATGTATTGGGGTAAGGAAGACAAACCTCTTAAACCATTACCAAAGTTTGAAAGAATGATTTTGGTAAAGCATGGTACTAACATTACGGTAGAGACACCATCTGTTATACACCACAGAGAACGTCAACTAGAACGTATGGAACAAACTCGTAGACGAGCACGTAGTGGTCCAACTGCTAAAGAACATAAGAACAACTTTGTTAATAAAGACATGAGTTGTAACGCAGCAGACGATATTATAACAGGTATAGTAAGAAGCTTTGCACAGGAAAGTACTCATAGAGGTCAAGCTTTGTTAAAAGCATTGTTACGTCAGATTATCCAGACTATGCACGTAATAACAGCTAAAGACATTGAGTTAACCGTAGGACTATCAACAAGACAGTCTCAAAGATATAATAAGGCTATAGGTCTTATACTAGTACACTTAGAACGTACTAATAAAGTATGTGCACTACCTGATTTAGAAGAATTATCAGAAGATTACTAAAAATATATTAAATAATTACTAAAAATTCATACAAAAACTCTCTAAATACCACTAAATACCTCTAAATAAAGTCGTTATAAATCAATAACGTAATAGCGACACTATAATAGAAGAGTCTCTTTGTGTGCACCTTCGGTTATGAGGGTTTAACCCAAAATATTTAAAATGGTATGCTAATACGGAGTGGTACTCCCGTGAGAACGTGATTCTACATTGTCCCCCTAGGGCCTCTGATAATTAGAGTATCTGACTAGTTGTTAACCTTGCTCACACAGTTGCACACTCGGTACTATCGGGTTATATTGTGTGTATGAGTGTTGTATGTGTGTGTACGGAGCTTGTATTG